TCCACCGACGTGGAGCCGGACGTGCCGCCGATGTTGCCGAGGTAAGTTTCCACCTCAACGATACGGCCATACGACTGAAACTCATATGCGGCCACGTCGTTGGCCACGGCCTGCGCGCCGGCTTTGTGCAGATGAATGATCTCTCTGCGTACAAATTGCTGTTGCATGATTGCTCCATTCGCCCGCTGCGCGGGCTCACTCTTTAGCTTCGCTCACCCCGAATTCGCCCGCTTACGCGGACTCACCCTGGACTAAAGCCCAGGGCTTCCACCCGGGGCTTTCATCGTTTTCATTCGGCCCCTGGGCCCATCCATGCGGCCCAGGGGCTGAATGCTGGTTGCCGAGTGCTGATTGCTATTAGCCAGCCACCACTTGTTTGCCCACGCCGCGGAAGTCAATAGGCTTGCCACCGAACACAAACTTCACCTTGTACTGCAATTGGTCATTGGTGAACTGCGTGCCCTGGTTGGGTATGTTGGCGATGAATATCTGTGGCGTCTGATAGCCGTCCAGGAACCCGATCTCCAGGAACGGCGCCGAGAACGTGCCGTAGTACCAATCGGTCACGTCTGTGAGCAGCGGGTTCACGATGATGTTCTCGTCGTTGTCGCCGAACTTGTTGTACCAGCCGTTGGTGCTGCTCATGCTGCGATTGATCTGCAAGGCCGTGAGCCGGAGATCGACCGGAACCATGATCCAGTCCAGCATCAGGCCCAGGCGGTTGCCGGAATCTTTCTCCGTTTGCTTGGAGAGAGGGATGGCGCTCAGATCAAGGTTGCCGGCAGACAAAGACAGGGTATTCAGGTTGTTGTGCGTAGCATGGAACCAAGCCAGACCGTCCGGGTCGTAGTTGGGCGGCGTAATAAAGAAGTTGGTGACGAACGTGGCCAGCGTGTGCCGCGCGGCGCGCGCCAGCCGGCCGGGGAACTGCGCGATCTTGCTGAGATCGTCATTACGGATGGTCTCTTCCGAGATCGTCAGCAATCCGCCGCGCTTTGCGATGGTGTAGCTGATCTTTTCATCCGTCGGCTTGGTGAGTTCGGTGTACGCCGCGGCTTCATTCACCGTGGGCAGGTCGCCCAGGTAGCCAAGGCGCACGCGGTCCTGCGTTTTGTAATCGCCGAGCGTGCTGGCAACGTAGAGCCGCTCCAGGTTCGGTACGATCTGATACTCCTCGTAATCCTGGAGCAATTTCTTGGTCAAGGAGCTGAGCAGGATGTTGGGGAAGTCCGTGGTTGCGATCGCCTCGCTTACTTTGAAGAAGCCGGTGCCATTTTTGCCGAAGGAACAATCAGCGTCGCCGGTGCAGATGCTGTAGGCTTCGCGAATGCCGCGGAACGGTTTGACCTTTCCTTTTAGAACGGGCTTGCCTTCCTGCACCGCGAACAGCTCCTGACCTTTATCTTTCACGCCGATCATTGCATCCATGGCGAGCTGGACTTTGTCCACGGTCTCCAGGCCCACTTCCACGCCGATGGCGCCCACGCGGCCCACGTCAGCCGCGGAGGCAAAAGCCTGTCGCGTCTTGGCGATGAACGTTTCGACGGCGGAGTCTTCGGCGACCATGAGTTTGCCGTCGCTCGACTGGAAGTGCTGCCGCACCAGCGCCTGTGCCGGCGCCGGGAGGCGTGAAGCGCGAAGCTTCATGTCCAGTGTGTTGCCGAAGCGGATGCGCTTGGCGTTTTCCAGCGCCTCACGCGCCTGTGCGAGCACGGTGGAGCTGTGGGCTTCACTGAGCAGCGTGGCCGTTTGGCCTGCGGGCGCAACGGTGGAAAGCCCCGCGTGCGCAACGGTTGCGAGCACGGTGGGCAACGCGGTGGTCACGGCCAGGCTCACCCTGGCGAAAAATTCGGGCTGCTGATCTTCCGGCAGGGAATCGAATTCGGTTTCAAGCTCTGCGGCAAGGCCTGCATTTATGCTACGGAGCGCCTCAAGCACTTTTACAATGCTTTCTTTCATGCTGGGAAATCCTCCTTGAATGCGGCCAGCACGGTGTGCGCCGCCGTTGTGTTGAAGTTGTGTTTTGTACGCCTTGATCGCGCTGCGCTGTTGCTGCGCGATCTCCGCCTGCATGGTGCGCGACACTCGATACGGCAGGATCTTTCCGCCAGCGCCGGCTTCCGTGACAAAATCCACGGAGATGAGCCGCGCCAGGCGCTGCGCCACCAGCGCCGGCTTGCCGTTCGCGGTCCCCTTGGCCAGTGCGAACAGCCCGAGGATGGAAGCGCCATAGAGATCGAGCTTGCCGGCCTTCTTCGCCGCCAGGAGCTGCGCGCGAATCTGCGTTTCCGTTTCGTTGAGGTGGAGCGTGGCCAGCGCGCGAGTGCCTTCCATGCGCCCCTCAGTGATGATGCCCGCGATCCGCGCCGGATCAGTTTCCTCGCCCGCGGCGACAGGATGACGACGCCCGAAGCGTGCGCTCTTGCACGCCGCCGCCACCTGCGCCACCACTTCCACAGGAAAGTAATGCGGGAGCTGCGCGAGCTGGCCGTCCACATCATCGATCTGCCCGTGCGCCCAGCCTGCTTCCATCACCTGAATGGGCCAGGTCCAGCCGTCATCGGAAGGCCCGGGATCGTTGGCGGCAGCGCGGAAGCGCACCGCCTCTGCCACGGGAACGTAAGCGGTCTCCACTTCCTGCGGTTCGCCGAAGGTGATGGCGTCATCATTATTATTGGCGTCGACCGTGTACGGAATCTGATAGAGATCGTTGTCCGGCGATCTTGCGATCACGTAGTCCGGGAACGTCTCCTGCAGCGTGAAGAGCGGACAGCCATTCATATCAGTGCCGAAGGTGTCGAGCAGCGCCTGGCAGAGCGCGGTTTGGAGATCTTCGAAAGACATCGCCATGTGTTGTTGCCTCCGTGTGAGACGCGACGGTGTCGCGGCTCTACATTTATTTCTTCGCGCCGGCCTTTGCTTCTTTGCCTTTCGGGACATCGAAGGAAAATTTCTTGCTGTTGATTACAACCACCGAGAGCCGGCCGTTCTTCTCCACGCGAGAGACGCACTGCCAGGCGGGAAGCGCGATGGCTTGTTCGTAGGTTTCCGGATTGTCGGGATTGAGCGCGCGGTTGGCGACGCGCGCGGCCAAGGCGCGCTGCTGCGTCTCGTCGCCCGGATGATCGAGCTGGGCCTGCTTGAATTCCTTGAGCCAGGTCTGCTTCCAGTGCGCCTGCTCCTTTTCCGGAAGCACTTCAGGCGCCGCTGGTACTGTGATCTGATCTGCCATGTGTTTTCTCCTTAAAAAAGTTTTCGCTGCGGTCACGCAAAAGACCTCATCACGGAGACACAGAGGCACGGGGAAAGATCGGGGCATCGATCATCGGGCCACCCCGGATGCCGTACCGGCGAGTGATGAGTGCAGCCAGCTCTTTACTTTGCCGCCTTTCATCTCCGTATCTCTGTGTCTCCGTGGTGGATGTTTCCGCGGAGTGCTGAATGCTGTTTGTCATTGCACTCGCCCTCCGTCAGCGCCCAATTGCCGCGACGCATCGGCCACGCTTGGCTGCTGCGTGTTGGTCTCTCCGCGCTGCTTCTTCTCCGCCTGCGCCTTCTCAAACTCATCTTTGGAATTGACTTCTACGCCGATCTGCGAGAGCACAACGTGGAACCCGCGGGCAGCGGTCTCCGACTGTATCCATCCGTTTTCTTGCCCCGTGGAAAGAGCAGTCGTTACCGCGCCGAGCGTGACCGCTGCCGTTTGCAGGTCCTTGATCATCAGGTCGGGGACCTGAAGAGCAATCGTTGTGTCGATTCCTTGCGGGAGTACTCCTTTATATATGGCCTGCTGCACCACAAAATTCAGCACTTGCAGCACAGCGCACTTGAGCTGGTTCTGTCGCTCGGTAAGTTTCTTGCCCGTGGGGCCGGTCATTTCGTCGGCGGTTGAGCGATTGGCGTCCACCGGATCGGCAAAGAACCAGGCAGGCAGTCCCGCGCCGCCCAAACCGTAGAGCTTCACCGTGCGGATCGCCTCGGACATGTCAGCGCCGTGCATCGTGGGAGTCTGCGCCTTGATTTCGACTTGGTCGTTGTGCACCTGCACGCCGCCCTGGCGCGGCGGGTTCTTGGTGAGTTCCTTCTTCCACTTCTCCACTTCCTCGGGACCGGCGCCCTTGACCGTGTAGTCCCACACGAAGGCGTTCAGGAAGCGGACCTTGTCGGCGTAGTCGAAGATCATCTGATCGAACACGTCAATCCAGTCCGTGAGCGCGAACAGTTCGCTCAGGCCGCGGCTTGCGCCCTTGGCCTTGTTGATAGCCCAGTAGAAGCACTGGCCGGTGAGCTGGCCGAACACGGGCGAGAGCGGATCTTCATCCGTGCGGATGAGCGTGAGCCTCCGGCTTTCCGACTCTTGCGGTGTGGAGCGCATGCGCAGCGCGATAGGAAACGTTGTCATCTCTAGCACGTCATTTCCAGTCGAGAGCGTGCCGTATTCCACGGCGTCGAGCATCTGCGGATCGAGATAGCCAAGGCGCACAAAGCCATCCACGGGATTCACGGCCGCGGGAATCGAGAGCTCGCCGAAGGTGGTGAGTTCGTCACA